GTTGATGGCGGGTGGGTGTCGGCGCAACCCGCGGACACGGAAGCAGGGCAGCGGGCGCACCCCGGTGTGCGAGGTGTTGGCGTGGGAGGCACCGCCGTGGCCGTGGACGGTGCACGCGGTCGCGGAACTCCCCGAATAAGCGCCGCGCAGCCACCAGTGGAAGCGGTCCCCGTCGGGGTTCCGGCGGATGCGGGAGGCGGTGTCCGGGAAGATTGGGAAGTGGCAGTCCATGCCCACGCTGTAGCCGTTGCCCCAGACGTTGAAGCCGTAGACCTCGGTCTCGGAGAGCGCCCAGACCTTGCCCATGTCGGCCCACGACCACGTGGTCGATTCGGTGAGGGCCGCCGTGGAGCTGTAGCGCTCCTCGAGCAGCGTGCGGTGGTTCGCGATGACATTCTTCCACTTCTGCGGGAGCAGCGGGAAGAAGGTCTGGTTCAGCCACTTGTGGAGGTTGCTCGCGAGGTAGGGGTGCTTCTCGGAGGCGTTGCCGTTGTTGTTGTTCGTGGTGTTCCAGACCACGCTGTCCGGCCATACGGTGTCGGGCACCATCATGACGTGGTGGTCGGTGATCTCCTCGTCGCAGCAGTTGAGGTAGGGGTCGATCGCGCCGATGCGGTAGCGCATCACCTTGCCGTCGCTGAGCTTGATGTCGAAGTAGTCCTTGACGTAGATGCCGTCGAAGTTGCCGGCCTTGATGCGCGCGTTGAACCACGCGGCGTCGTCGGTGTAGCCCACGATCTCGAGCGCGAAAACCTCCGAGAGGTTGCGCCCGTCGTAGTCGCGCTGCTCGAGCTGCTCGAACCGGGTCTTGTTCTGCTTCTCGTACGCCTGCATGTTCGCCACCGACACCGGCGTGCGGGTCGGGTCGAACACGGGCGCCTCGGTGTCCGGGGCGGTCGGGGTCGAGGGGGTGTCGGGCGTCTCGGTCTCGGTGCCCTCGGGGGTGGTGGTCTCGTCAGCCATGGTGGCTCCTTTCTATTCGGGCTTGCCGGGGATGGTCGCTTGCAGGTTCGACGAGGTGTTCTCGCCGAGCATGCCTAGCAGGGACAGGAACGGCTCGTCGGGCAGGTACGTCGGCTGGCCTATGCCGTCGCCGGAGGTTCCGCCGCCCATGCCGATGGCCTCGAGGAACGGGCCGTTCTCCATGAAGGTGAGGACCTTCCAGACGGCATCGAGCTCCTCCGTGAGCTGCTCGGTGGTGATGAACGAGTCGGGGAGGACCTTGAGCTCGACTGACGCCTTGCTGCCGACGTACACGAACAGGTCCATGCGCTTCTCGAACACGGTGGTGCCGTCGGATGCCGGTATCCACTCGGCGTATTCGCCGGCGTTGGCGTAGGAGAACAGGATTTCCTCCCCGGTTTCCGGCATGATCGCGAACAGGCCCACCTCCCTCCACCAGTAGCCGTGCTCCAGCTCGTCGTTGATGTAGGTGCCGCCGATCGTCGCGGTGTTCTCCGGGTGCACCTTGACGCGCGTCACGGCGAAGCTCGCGCAGGTGTGCACAAGGTCCGTCATTTCCTCTGGCGACGTCGTGTCGGGAACGTAGCCGTCGCCGAAAGCGATGCGGGTGAATACGAGCTTCTTACCCGCGAGCGCCTGCGCGGCCGCCATGTTTCCCCAGCGCGTCATCGCCGAGTTGTTGAATTCCGCCATTACTCGCTCCTTTCGTTTTCGTCGTCGGCTCCCGCCGACATCATTCGGATCACCACGCGATCGTGCTCGCCTACGGCCTGCCCTGAATATGTCCGAGCCGGGATGCGCCATACGGGCAGCATCACGAGCGTCGTGTGGTCTGATATGCGGTGCGCCTGACCGCCCCGCGCGGGGACGTCGAGCTTCTGCCACGGGATCATGCACACCTCGTAGCTGTCGGCCCCGCCCATCCCGACGCCTGCGAACGCCCACGCGCCCTCGCGCGCGGCGAAGTGGACGCCGTGGGTGGACTCCCGGAAGCCGGTCCCGCTGCACAGCGGGACGTCGCCGGTGAGGAGCACGAGGATGCTCTCGAGCTTCGAGGAGTGGCGCTTCGCCTGCATGAGCCGGTCCAGCAGGCGCGCTTGGTTCGCCTGCAGCATCGGCAGGTTGCCGGTCGCTATCTTGAAGTTGTGCGGGTGGCCGCCGTAGTCGAACCACTCGAGCACCTCGCCGTCGCCGAGGTATGCCCGCGCGACGTTCTCCATGGCGGCGACGGTGCCGAGCTTCGAGTGCACGTAGTCGGAGTCCTTGATGAGGGCGCGCTTGGTCTCGATGGACGCCTCGGAGTCCCACCAGCTGATGTCGAGCGCCCACGCGAGCTCGTCGAGGACGTCCTCGGGCAGCTCGTCGATCTTGTCCCACTGGGTGAGCATCTGCGCGCGGTCGTGCGCCTGCGCGGCGGCCGCATCGACCACCGAGGCGAACGCCCCCACGGCGCGGTCGTCCTGCATCCACGTCGGCAGCATCCTCACCACTTGGCAGTTCGTTAGGTCCATGTGGACCACCGCGCCTTGGTCGTGACGTGATGGGTGACCTTGATGTTGCCGGAGAAGCACGCCGCCTCGTCGCCCTCGAGCTCGAGGTGCTGCGGTGACGTCATGTCGACCCGGATGGCGCCCTTGAGCGAGTCGTCCCAGTCGGGGCGCATGATGTAGCTCTCGAGCATGTCGGGGTTGATGTTGCGCCCGAGGACAGAGCCTTGCTCGTAGATGTAGCGCTCGATCGCGCCGCCTGCGCCCTCGACGCTCCGCACCACCGTCGCCTCGTCCTCGGGCGTCGTCCAGTACTCCAGCTCGATGTCGTAGGGCACGAGCTCGGGTCCGTCAACGTCCACGACGTCGGTGAGGGGGCGCACGTCGGAGGCCGACACGGCCGCCCGGACCTTCTCGAGGGTGTCCTCGTCGGGGTAGCCCCCGCCCTCCATGAGCACGATGATGCGCACGCGGCCGTCCATCTTGTGCTGCCATCGGGCGAGGACGGTATCGGCATCGGCGAGCTCCGGGCCGAGCCGGATCGTGAGGAGGTGGTCCTCGTAGTCGTACTCGAAGCCGTCAGCCTGCCCGTTGATCGTGAGCGTCTCGGGGATCAGCAGCTCGCCGCCGATGTAGGCGCGTCCCGCCGAGACCGGGAGCTCGCGGCTCATCCACTCGGTCTCGCTCATGGCTGCGACGTCGGATATGCCGGCGTCGGCGCTCTTCGCGTAGTAGACGTAGCCCTTCTCCGGCCCCGCCGTCGATAGGTGCGACGGCGCGAGCAGGATGCGCTCGCGGAAGCGGTCGTCGCCGGCCACCGTGTACGGCTCGCCGTCGTCGCCGCCCTCTGACGTGGTGACGTTGGTGACCTTTGACACGTACGGGATGAGGTCGACCATCGTCGTGATCGCGTCGGTGCCGTAGCCGTTCGCCGCCGCGCCCACCTCGGTGCATGACGCCGGCACGTCGACCGATGTCGCGCCCGCCTCGATGACGGCGGTCTCGTCGGTCGCGAAGTAGACGCTCCCGTCGGGCGTCGCTTTGGTCCCCTCGGGGATGGCTACGGAGAGCGCCTGCGGGGCGCCGAGTGTGAAGCGCAGCACCGTGCGCGCGGCGTCGCCGTCGAGGCGAAAGACGCGCAGGCGCGCGCCGAGCGCGTCGAGGACCTCGCCCCGCGCGTAGCGCAGCATGACCTGCTGGGCCGCGTCTTGGATCGTCCCGTGGACGCGGGAGAGCACGGCGGCCATGCCCTCGCCGAAGATTCGGCGCTCGTCGCCGGGGTAGAGCGGCTCTGCGACCGCCTGCTCTAGGGCTCCTATCGTCGCGTCGTATATCGACCCGGAGTCCGAAACGATGAGGTCCGTGGACCCCACTTCTATCTGCTCCATGCTGCCTCCCTTCACCGCACGCTCGCCTCGAGCGCGTAATCGCCGCCGGCGGCGTCGGCCGCCAGAAGCGCGATCTCCTCGCCCGATAGGCGAGGCTCGTAGGTCTCGAGCACCCATTCGGCGTCGGCCTTGAGCTCGTCGGATTGCGTGATGGGCTTGTCGATGTGCTCGCGGTCGATTCCCTTGGTGCGCTCGAGGGGAACCTCGCCACGGATGGTCCGCAGCAGGTTCAGCGCGCATACGCGCGGGTCGCTGTTGCCCTGTGCGAGCATCATTTCCACCCTTTCATCTGCTTGTTGGTCTTTGCCTTGGACGCTTTCTGGGCGCTCGTGGCGCCCACGGACAGCGCGCTCGTCGCCTTGGGCTGCGTCCGCACGCCGGGCCGCAGGGCGCTCTTGCGCTCCACCTTCTGCAGCTTCAGCCCCGATGCGTCCACCGCGTACTCCTCGAACTTCACCGAGATGCGCACCGACGTGGGGCGGCCCTTCGCGTCGAGCACCCAGTCGGACGCGTCCACCGACTTGAGCATCATCTCGTTGGCGATGAACTTCGAGCCGTTCAGGTAGAGCGGCGCGTGCACGCCCGGGCAGTCGTTTATGGCCTCGAACTCCTTGCGGGGGCTGCCGCCGGCAGCGGCCGACACCGTGTAGGAGAACGACAGGGAGGCGAGCTCGAGCGCCACGGTCTGCGTCGCTGGCTCGCCCTCTTTGTCTTGGTTGCGCTCCACGTTGATGGAGCGGCTCGTCGATAGGTCCTCGACCGACCGGATGCAGCCGGTATCGAAGCCCCACTTGAACGAGTGCCACGTTATCTGGATAGCCATCGGCCGGTCCTCCTTCCCTATGCCGTGGGCGGCGCGGTCTCGCCGTGCGCCCCTGCGTACGTGTGTCCTTTGAGCGATGCGCCCGCTGCAGTGAAGTCGCCCTGCGCGGCGGTCGTGCCGCCGATCGTCTGGGTGAACGTCCCGTCGGGGCGCGACAGGATCAGCCCGCTGCCGTCGTCGAGCTGCAGGCATATGACCTCGTCGCCCTCGGAGACCGCGCCGTCGCCGGCGCGCAGGGGCCAGTAGACCGCGAAGGGCATCGTCACGACGCCGCCGGCGGTGTGCGGGAGCACGCGCGCCGTGGCGGGGTTGCCGTTCTCGTCCAAGCTGTCGATGCTCGAGACGGTTGCGAGGTATACGCCCATCAGTAGCCTCCTAGCATCTTGGTCATCCATATCTTCGAGCGGGAGTCGAAGTAGTCATGCCGGAGCCGCGAGACGAACGCCCTGCCGTCCCACGACGCCGCTGCCGGAGCGTCTATCTCGAGAACCGATCCGGGCGCCCACTCGCGCAGGAGCGTGTCGGTGCGCAGCCTGATCGTGGCCACCTCGCGGTTCGCCTCGCGCAGCAGTCCGCGCGCGAAGCGGGTCGCCTCGGCGAGGTCGGTTATGCGGTCGTCGAGCACGCGCTTGAGCTGCCGGCCTTGGCCGGCGGAGAACGTCGCGCTCGTCGAGCCGTCGGTGACGAGGCACGATCCGTATGCACGGGCGGTGAAGTCCTCGAACTCGTAGTCTTTGCCCGGGGCTATCTCGAGGCGCTTCACCGGGCTTTGCGACTCCGCCCACGCGCCGGAGTAGGCGATGAGCTTGCCGTCGAAAGCGATGAGGGACGCGCCCTCGTAGGTCAGGCGCTTCGAGAGGAACGCGAGGTCGCTCTCGTTGCGCTGCTCGACGTAGGCGTAGAGGCTGTTGGCGAGGCCGTAGGTCTCGTAGGACATCCCGGCCTCCTGCGCCACCTGCGCGATGAGCTGGTGCAGGCGTATGGACTCCCACGAGCGGCACTTCGCCTCGCGCATGGCGTGCGGCACCGGGTAGGCGCGTATGTCCATGGCCGACGATCTCGGCGCGACGTCGCGCACGTACATCTTCCCCGTGCGGGCCGCTCCGTCGGAAACCTCTATCACGTCGTCGTCCTTCGGCGCCCATCCGTCCCAGAGGTTGTCGGTGTCGCCGAAGGTTATGGTGAGCTCGTCGAGGGCGCCCCATGCGCTCATGTCGTGCCAGCATCGGGCGACGCTCACCTTGTCGTATATCTCCGCCCCTTGGTATTTCACTGAAAGCGTCGACATGGGTCATCGCCTCCACGGCGGGAGCGTCTCGGGCGTCTCGACCTTCTCGACGATCGGGATGCGCAGCCGCTCGCCGCCCTCGAACAGGAGCACGCCCACGTATTCGCGGTTTGCCTTGGCGATGATGTGGGCCATGCGCTCCTCGCCGTAGGCTTGGAGCGCCAGCAGGTCGAAGGAGTCGTTCTGGCGCGCCACGTAGTCCTCGTAGCCGACCACCGTGGCCGTTGCGTTAGGCATATGCGCCCTCCTCCCTCTTCGATATCGCGTCAAGGATCAGGTCGACGAACTCCGGCTCGAGCTCGCGCACGGCCGACAGGACGCTCTCGGCGTCGGCGTTGCCCCTGATGTTCACCTGCGGGGAGAACGTCAGGCCGGACAGGTCGTACGTCGTCGAGTCCACGACGGCACCGCCCGACAGCCCGTAATCGGAGCTGAAGAGCGACGTGCCGACCTCGCCGGTGAACCCTCCTGCGGCGTAGCCGTAGACGGGAACCGTCGAGCCGCCGGCGGCGCCGAGCATCGCGCCGGCCATGCGCCAGTACTTGAGGTTCTGGGCGCGGTAGGCCGGGTTGAAGCTGATGACGGCCTCCGTCGGGTAGCGCGGGTCCTCGCCGACGATGGCGAGGCCGTTGGTGAAGCCGCCCGTGGCGAAGCCGAGCAGCCCGCCGATGCCGCCGCCTATGAAGTCGCCGATGCCGCCGAGGGCGCTCGCGGCCTGCCCGGCGAGGTCGATCACTTGGCTGATCCACCCCACGAGCGTGCCGATCGCGCCGGCGATGCCCTCGATGACCCCGATGACCGGCTGGAGCACGGCCATGATGCCCGTGATGAGGCCGGCGATCGGCGGCAGGAGCATCTGGACGATCTGCAGGAGCGGGTCGAGGATCGGCATGAGCGCCGAGAGCAGGCTCCCGATGACGCTCACCACCGAGGATATGATCGGCATGAGCGCCGAGAGCAGCGTCGTCACCACCGGCAGCACCGCCGATATGATCTGCATGATGATCGGCAAGAGCTGCATGATGAGGTCCATCAGCGGCGGGAGCAGCGAGCTCACCAGCTCGGAGAGCATCGGCCCCACCTGCGCGCCGAACTCGACGATCATGGGCGTCATCTGCTCGAGGCCCTGCGAGACGACCGACACGATCTGCTCGATGACCGGGGCGGCCGACGAGGCCACGTTCTCGATCACCGGCAGGAACGCCTCGATCGCCTGCGCGGCGATCGGCATCAGCGCGTTCAGCGAGTCGAACACCGTGTTGGCCAGCGGCTTGAGCGCCACCTCGGCGGTGTGCTTGAACATCTCGAGCCGCTCGGCGAAGTCGTAGGTGTCCTCGGCGGCGCCGCTGATCGTCTCGCCGTTGGCCTGCAGCTCTGCCGTGAGGTCCTCCACCGACAGCGTGCCGTCGCGGATCGCCGACGCCAGCGTCGATCCCGCGCGGGAGCCGAACACCTCGGCCGCGATCGTCGCGGCCTCCTCGGCGGTGGCCGCGTTCTTGATCTCTTCGGTGTACTTGGCGATGCCCTCGGAGGCCGACAGGCCGTCTTGGGCCATGGTGGTGACCGACTTCTTGAGCGCGCCGAGCACCTCGTCGGTGTTGACGCCGGCTTTCTCGAGCTGGCCCATGAGGGCGCTCGCGTGGTCGAAGTCGAAGCCGAGCTCTTGGAGCTGCGCGCCGTACTTCTGCATCTTGGTCGCGAGGTCGTTGAACCCGATGCCGGTCGATTGCGACACCTTGAACAGGTAGTCCATCTTGCCCGACATCTCGTCCTCGGACAGGCCCCACTGCTGGAACGCCTGCGACGAGCTCTCGATGACGGTCGGAAGGTCCTCGCCGAGCATGTCGCAGACTTGGTTCGCTTGGATCGAGAGCTTCTGCAGCGGCTCGCCCGTGAGGCCGAGGCGCGTGTTGAAGTCGGCGATGGCGGTCGATGCGCCCTCCAGCTCGCCCGGTATCGCCTTGTACACCGCGTCGCAGTCGGCCTGCAGCGCGGCGAGGGCGTCGCCGGTGGCGCCCGTCCCTATCCGGATCGTGTCGGCCGACTCGTCGAACTTCGTGCCGAGGTCGAGCAGGTACTTGCCGCCGGCCACGGCGGCGGCGGCCGCAGCCGTGCCCACCGCCGCGAAAGCGCCTGCGGTGATGGCGGCGGTTTTCTTGAGCTTGCTGCCCATGCCGCTCGTGAGCTTGTCGGCCTTGCCGATCGACTGCTGGAGCGACGGCTCCAGCTTGCCGGCGATGGCGATCACCTGCTCGAGGGTCTTGCCGCCTGCCATGTGTTCACCTCCTGCGCTTGGGTCTTTTCGTCTTGCGCCGGGCCTTTGCTATCTCGGCCTCGTGCGCCTTGCGGCGCTCCTTCGATTCCTCTACGGCCTCGCCGTAGTCGGTGAGGAAGTCGAGGAGGCGCATGCGGTTGATGTCGTGGATGGAAGTTGAGAACTCTCGGGAGTAGTCGCGGGCTGCTCGTCGGATTTGCCGTCCTCTTGCTCGTCCGACCTCATAGTGAAAAAACGGCCCACCTCGATGAGCTGCATGATGTCGAGGCCCTTGATGCGCTCGAGGTCGGTTACGTCAATGCTGGGATTGGCGGCAATGATCGAGTACGCGCCGAGGTAGAAGTGGAACGTGTAGTCGAACTCGGCGATAGCCACGAGGTTCGCCGCTTTCTTCTTCGCGGCGGCCTCGGCGGCGGCGAATTGCGTGATGGTGATCTGGCTCGGGTCGTAGGTGAGCTCCGAGACCTCGTTGCCGTCGATCTCGATTGGTGCGTGCAGTTCGAGCTTTCCTTGCATGGTTTCCCTCCTGAAAAAAGAGGAGGGCGCGGGATCGTCCCGCGCCCTCGTCGGTCGGTTCTTTTCCTTTGCGCGCTACAGCAGCGAGTCGATGCCCGACGTGTAGTTCTTTCCGTTCGCGCGCAGGATGGCGTTGAGCTTGTCGGCGAGCACGATCTCCTTGCCGCCGACGAAGAGCTGGTAGCGCAGCACCGAGAACGTCATCTCGTTCTCGGACACGCTGCCCGGCTCCACGGACAGCCCCGGCAGCCCCTTGGAGATTGCGCGCATGAACGCCTTGCATCCCTCGGGGGCCGTGGTGCCGTCGCTCTTCATGACGTCTTGGACCCAGCGGACCTCGATGTCCTGGGCCTTCATGTTCGCGAGCTTCCCGAGCTCGCGGTCGATGCCCTGCTTTGTGAGCGCCAGCTCCATGGCCTCGAGCTGCGTCGGGTTCGGCATCTCGATGGTGCCCATGCCCTTGAGCTCGCCGGTGGTCGGGGTGACGGCCGGCAGGGTGACGGTGACGTCGCGGGCGACGAGCTCGCCGCCGGCGTAGATGGTGCACGCGGCGATGGGGCCGCGCAGGTCTAGGTACTTCGGCATGTCTACTCACCGTCCTCGAAGTAGGCGCTGAAACCCTCGTCGGTGTAGGCGACGTAGACGCTCGCGGACTTGAGCGGCGGCGTCGGGGTGACGGAGATGTCCCAGCGGAAGTCGCCCTCCATGATGGAGGAGTCGGGGTTGTTCGCTTGGTCGAACACGACCGTGGGCTTGCCGAGCAGGGCGCCCTGCGTCACGTAGCCGTCGAGCTTTGCCTGCTCGCGGTTGATGATGCGGTCCTGCAGCGCGCGGGTCATCGGCTCGTCGATCGTCGTCGCCCATTCCAGCTGGAAGTAGTTGGTGATGTGGAAGAGCATGCGGATGGCCGTGGCGAAGATGGAGCGGGCGTCCATCGTCGTGGACCCGAAGCGGTAGGCTGCGGTGTGCGGACCCCACAGCACCCACTCGCCGGCCCATCCGATCGCGGTGGTGATGCCGCGCTCGTTGAGGCCGTTCGCCCTCACTTGGTCGAAGCCGCGATTGGGAACGCCGTCGCCGAAGTGCTGGCGGCATACCGGTATCGCCTTGTTCGAGCAGGACTCGAACGGCACGCCGTCGTTGTCGTTGTCGGCGCGCAGGGACTCGACCACGTAGAGGGTGGACAGGTGGAACACGCGGCCGGTGTAGTCGCTCACCTGCGGCCAGCACACCGCCGAGCGCTCCGAGTCGTAGGCGTTGTCGTCCTTCCATGCGATCGCCTTGTCGATGGTGTCCACGGCGCTCTTGCCGTCCTGCAGCGGGAGGTCGGCTACCACGAACGCGTCCCAGTGGCCGTTGATCTTCTGCGCCACCTTGACGAGGCGCGAGTACACCTCCGGGTCGTCGGTCCAACCCGGCGCGGCGAGCAGGTTCGGGACGACGAACTGCTCCTGATACAGCAGCTGCAGCGCGTCGATGCCGAAGTACTGGCCGTCGTCGGAGGTGTATCCGATGATGTCCTCGGAGGTGATGGCCTCCGGGGTCACCTCGAAGAAGCTGACCGCGATGTTGCCGTCGGCCATCGCGCCGCCCTCTTTGGCGGTGATGACCACCTTGCCGGCGTTGTGGTTGTAGGCGAGGGTGTAGTCGGCGCCCTCGGCGTAGGGCTGGGCGCCCTCGTCTGCGCCCTCGGCCGCGATCGTGATCGTGTCGAGGATCGCGCGGTCCGTGGCGAACGACGCCGTGCCGTTCACGAGGCCGATGACCTCCACGGTCTCTTTCTTCGCTCGGTGCTTGTCGGGATCGAGCACGTTGACGAAGTAGATGGGGCCGACCGCCTCGGCGGTGGTGTTGTAGTGCGCCGCGATGGCCTCGCAGAGCGTGAACGCCTCCCAGTCGGAGGAGTCGCCCATGCGGGCGCGGGCGTCGCTTAGCGACGTCAGGCGCACCGGCGCGTTCACGATGTCGGCCTCCGCGTAGCCGCGCACGAGGTTGACGGGCGCGGTCCCGAAGTAGACCGGCACGGTGGAGACGGTGACCATCGACTCCACCACGGAGTCGGAGAGGTTGCCGTACGCGCCATGCTTGTATTCTGCCATTTGCTGCACCTCCTAGATGCAAGGCGCCGCCCGGGTCCGGGCGGCGCGTAGTCGTTTACAGGTATTCCTAGGCGTAGTATTTCGACG